GTATAATGCATGACCCACCTCATGTGATACTAGTGCATCATAAACATTATTGCTTGCTTTCTCCCATTGAGGAAGAGTTAAGACACGATTGTGTACGTCAAATTGTGCTGTTTCTACTTTCTTATTTTCAACAATTAAGTCTTCTGTTGCAAGAAGTTTAGCAAGTTGGGATTTTATTTCGTGATTGATCTGCATGTGTTTCTTTGATTATGTACACATTATAAGACGAAACCCCACGCTTGGTGGGGTTAAGTAGACACTTTATCAACTGGCTCCTTCTGGCCCTAGCACTACGTAAGGCCTGTGGTTTCAGTGTTCGTTTTTTCTCTTTCTTAGAGTGATGTTGCCAATTAGGTACTTTCATTTTCCTTTTTCCTGTGAGTGTTGTTGAGGTTCCAAATAAATTCAACCAATGGACTTTCCGAGAATTTCATAAATTCATAGTTATCTTTATCAAGGCAATGTCCACCCCAGCCAAAGCTACCATCCCATCCTGGAACTTGGGTGTGTGATGTGCCAATTCTTGGATCGGCACCTGATAAAGCACGAAATTCATCAAAGGAAGACTCACAGCCCATCCTCTTATGTATCTCATATAGCTCGTTGAAATAGGAAACCTTCATACCTAAGAAGAAGTTTTCTGAATATTTTACCAGTGCTGCTGTCTTAATATCAGTTATATGAGTGTTCTTACCTTTAAGATGTTTTAATCTTGTACAGAAAATTGCTGTAACCATTCTAGCAGCAGTAGGATCTCCACCAACAATACAGAATGTCTGTTTCTGAAACTTTTCAATATTATTATTTGAACTTAAATACTCTGGACTATGAAGGACTTTTATATTAGTATATTCTTTTTCTGCCCATCCATAAAACTCAGGTGTAGAAGTTGACTTACAGCACACGGGAGTAGCACCACCAATATGAGTATTCAATTCACCTAAGACCTGATTAAGAACTGTTGTGTTACTTCCCTTAGGAGTATCAACACAAACAAATACGGCCATAAATGAATCTTCTGAATAGTCAGAGATTTTATTATCATTAAATTTAGGATCAATAATTACTTTCTCATGATCCTCAAATATAGATGCCACGGCAGAACCAACATACCCATGACCGACAATCATTACTCTCATACTATTCTACTAAATCCTTTTACTTTATCAAATTTAATTACATTATCAAACTTATCATGTAAATCTGATTTATGTGATATAACAAAGATGTTTGCATCTTTAATTACGAACTTTATAATTTTTAAAAATTCTTCTGTTCCAAATCCATCAAGAGATGAATCAAATACTTCATCCATAATTAATAGATTTGTATTTACTGAGTTTTTTATTCTAGCAACTTCTCTCCATGTAAAGAGTAATGCTAGGTCAATCCTCATCTTCTCTCCTTCACTAAAAGAAGCATATGAAAAATCTTCATGAATAGGTGACTTGACCGTTTCATTAAATTCTTCATCCAGATGAAAATTGATATAAAAATCCATCAACTGTAAGTAACGATTTACCTGTTGATTGATTACTGGAATGTATTTTTTAATTATTTTAGTTTTGACTCCATCATCTTTAAGTAAAGAATATGCGAAGTCATAATGATTTAATTGGTCTCGTTGATCAGAGAGCTCATCTATAGTATCTTTGAGATTTGCTTTAAACTCTGCTAGTTTCTCATGTTCAGTATTTCTGTTCTGTAGTTGATCGGTAATTGTTTGAATTTCAGATTCCAGATCTCTGATCTGTCGTTGGAATCCAGAAATCTTAGTATTGTTTTGAGAAATGTCATTGTTGAGTGTAGAAATCTCCTGTGCTAATTGGGTAAACTGACGTTCTCTTTCCTCTTCTTTTTGGATTGCATCTTCTAGTTCTTTATAACCAGATTGCAACTCCTTTGCTTTATTTTTAGCGTCAGCAATTCTATTTAAACGAAAGTCTTCTTCAATACCCTGAGTACAGGTAGGACAAACCGTATTATCGCTGAAAAACTTATGTTCTTTTGTAATAGTTGTTACCTTATTAGATAATTTACCCTTGAGTGTGTTTAATTTCTTTAACTTTTTACTTGCTCCTGTTACCTTTTCCTGTTCTTTTATGAGTTTAGAAACATCAATTGTCTTAATTTCATTACTTTCTAAAAGAGTATCTACTTCTGATGTATGTAATTTAATCTTTTCTTTACTTGATTGTATACCAGTCTTACGTTGAGCATCAAGTTCAGCCATAAAGTTCTTCTGCATGACCATTTTATCTTGAATATTATCCTTACGTAAAGAAAGAGTCTTTAATCCTTCTCTTTGAACACGCATTTTATCTCTCATGAGAGCATTCATGGTAGAAAATATACGAATATCAAGTAAGTCTTCAATAACCTCTCTACGATTACTCCCTGTTAACTGCATAAAGGGAACAAATGTACTACTTCCTAATATAACTATCTGTGTAAATGACTTATAATTTACCTTAAGGATATTTTCTTCTAATATTTTTTGATTGCTTCTATCATCAGCTTGTCTATGGAGTGCTTCCCCATTAACTTCTATATCAAATATATTTGGCTTAATACCACGACGAACCAGATAATCTCTACTATTCACAGAAAACTCTACTTCTACAAGAGTATCCTTTTCATTAGTAGTATTAATCAGTTGTGATTTATTAATTTTACGAAATGGTTTATTAAACAAAGCAAAGGTCAGGGCATCCAACATAGTGGATTTCCCAGAACCATTTGTTCCTATAACCAAATTAGTATTATATTCTTGGAAATTTATATCAGTCCAGTGTTGTCCAGAACTTAGAAAATTTCTATACTTTAAGTTCTTAAACGTTATCATTCTTAGGTGGAATCACAATATCATCAGGTGTAATTACTGCATATTTGTAATTATACATCTTACACGTCTTTAATGCAAGTTCATCTTCAACTTCTATAATATCCATTTGACGTTTAGTATCTTGCTCATTTATCATCATAGCATATCTTTCAGCATCATCCTCTTCCTCAAACAAAAACAAAACCTTATCCCCATACTCGTCTGGAACAGCATAGGCACCTTCAGTTTGTTTATCTTTAATTGTGAGTAACCACATTACTCTACCTCGCAAGCTTGTCTATAAAGATTCTGGAAAATATCTTTAATAATATTCTTATCATATTCAAATTCAGATTCATCAATATAACGACTTAAAATAGAAAGAGTATTCTCATCTTCATCAATATCAAAGTCTGCATTTTCTTGAATATCAAAATTTTCAACAATTTTTAAATCTTGCACCCCGACCTGGTACAACTTATCAATAAATTTTTCAAAGTCTTTTACACTAGATTTGTGACGAACAATTACCTTTACAATTTTGTTTTCATATTCTCTAGCATCAAATAACTTATAATTAGTATCTTCGTAGTAGATATTATAGAATAATTTATATGGATTATTAACTGGAGTATGAGTGAGGGTTTCCGTATCAAATATAGTAAATCCTCTAGGATCATTTACATCATTCCAGAACATCTCATATGGATTACCCAAATAAAATATCTTTCCATCATTAGAACGAGTATGGAAATGTCCAGAAAATACTTTTTCAAACTTATTGAATATATCAATATCCATACCAGTTTCCATAAGATGGCCACGAGTTGCTCTGAATCCGTTCAATTCAAGATGGCCCATAGCAATCTTTGCTTCAGTTGATTTTATTAATTCAGATGCTGCATTAAAATTCTCAGAATTGATCCAAGGTAAAAACAATACCTTTAATTTATCCAACTTAATTTCTATTGGTTCAGAGTAAGTTTTTATATTAGGATAACTTTTTAGTAATAGTTGTGGAGAGTTTACATTATTAGTATTCTTATAATAACAATCATGATTACCTATTGCAAGATGAACCTTATATTTTTTTAAAGGTTCAAATACAACTCTCTTTGCCCACTCAAGACTCTGTAGATCAATTGCTTTACGGCTATCGAAAATATCACCCATATGAACCACAGTGGTTATCTGATGCTCTTCTAAGGCAGGAAAGAATATGTTATTATAAAATAGTTCAAAATAATCATGAAGGTGCTTAGAACCCTTTCTAGCCCCGTAATGAGTATCTGTTATAATGGCAACCTTCATCTATTTCTATATTGTATCTGGTCTTTAATTGAATTATAATCAGAACTACTGCCTGTAAGAGCAGTATCATCTACCATCATAACTTCATCAAATCCAGTTTTTTCAATGATCTTTGTTTTAATATCTAATTGTTTTTTCTCTTTTTGAATTCTTCTGAGAAACGCATAATGTATAATCTGCGTAAAGTAAGCAAAAGGATTTTTGGATTTCTCAGGATCAAAGTTATGTATGTACTGAACGCAATTTTCGATTCCATCTGATATCATGTCCTCACGAAACATGTAGTTTACAAAGTTTGGTTTATATGAAAGGTGTGTGGCTATCTTTAAGAAACACTCACCCAAATAGTTTGGAATAGGTGGTTTACCTTCCCATGGGCCTGATTTAGGGGGATCTTGCTTATGCTTCTTAATAAACTTTTCTCTTGCTATAGCAACTTTACCTCTATAAACAATCATTGCTTCTAGCAACTCTTTGTTGTTTACATAGTGTTCCGTCTTTTTTCTAGGCATTACATCGGTACTCCTTGTTACGGTTAGATTTATTATAACACAAAGTCAAGCTCTTGACAAGGTGGTCAAAAGTATGTACAATAACCTTTGTAGAGGTTCGAAGGGACAGATTAGCTCTCTTTCGAATCTTCTTTAAGGTTATAATCAGCTTCCAGTTTCTTTCGGGCATCTTTTACATTTGAAATGTAACCCATCTTAGAATCTGGTTTAATTTTTCCTGATGGTTGATATTTTGCAACAGGTTCACCTTTAATTTCTTCATTAATAAAATTATCGTATATAGCAATTAATTTTTCATTCTTACTTTCAGTCATTGTAATTACTTTGCTTAGTCTTATCATATAGAGATCTTCATCAGTTAAATCTAACCAAGGTTTTACTTTAATATATTGACTGCGGCCAGCATTATGCATATACATTATTAAAGGATTTTGTAGTACCAATAGAGGATCTTCATCGTCAGGATTTTCTACCATCACGAGAGAAAAAATTTCTTCCCCAGATACCAATTTAATTATAGCGTGAAATTCTTCTTCCATTAATTTTTTAGTGGTATGTTTACTATATCATAATTAAAGTTTTCTTCATTGTAGACTTTAATTCTTTCAATCAAATGATTGAGTGTATAATTCCTACGTGACTTATAACTGATATCATCAGCAATATCATATAAAGTTGCACTGGTCTTCTTGTTACCTTTTCTTAGAACTCTTCCTATTGACTGAAGATTTCGTATTCTAGATTTTGATGGCGACGCGAAGATGACGTTATATAATCGCTTAATATTAATACCAGTACTAAAAGTCCCATACGACGCAATAATAATTGCATTTTCCTCCCTCTCAGTAATTTCTCTAACTTGCTCCCTTTCTTGAGCATCAACACCACCATGAACAAAAAAGACTTTTTGGTTAGGTGACTTATTTTTATTTATCAATTCATATAGAGGCAATCCATGACCTTCAACTCTAGCAAATAATATAAGTGTATTACCTTTTAAATCTAAAGCAAGATTTTTAATAAAATTAT